GGACCAGTAGGCCCCGAAACTAGACCACCACCACGGGCACCGGCCACAACAAAGACCGCACCAACGCCCACTAGAGCCCCACCACCAGTCGGGCCACGGTCCAGTAGGGCAGCAACGAAGCCAACACCGCCACCACTCATATTGGTGAAGCCACAGGTGTACACCAACTCAAAGCTGACCCCCCCGACCCCGGTCCCTACGCCCAAAACGAGCACGCAAAGAAGTAATAGTACAGATTCATGGATGACAACAACAACAGTGTCATCCACCAAGAGCAATCAACGCTCAGGACGTCGCGAGGTGCGACGTCCCGTGAACTAGGCAACCACGCCTGCCCGTGGTGCTAAACGTAAATATAAATAAATTTTAAATAAATTTAAACAACATGCAACCAAGCAAGTCTAAGAACGCGAATCGCAAACGCAAAATTCCTAGCAACCATATACGCAAACCTTTCAGCAACGCAAGTGTCACAGTCACCAAAGCACCAGTCGCAAAGAATGTTAGAACTAAGAAACCTGGCCCTAAGATTATACCGGTTGGTAGCGACATTATCGTCACCAATAAGGAATATATTGGCGATGTTACTTCAGCTAATGCTAGCTTTCTTATTAATAGTTTTAATGTCAATCCTGGTCTATCAGGCACGTTCCCCTGGTTATCGGCGATTGCTAATAGGTTTGAGTCTTATATCTTTTCTGATCTACGCTTTATCTATGAACCCATTTGTCCTACTTCGGTTCCTGGTTCCGTTATGATGGCCATCGACTACGATGCCCTCGACTCACCACCAGCAAATAAAGTGTCGCTCATGTCTTTTAAAGGTGCATCACGAACATCCCCTTGGGATCGGACTGATTTTAATGCTAGAACTATCGATTTGCGCAAGTTCGGAATTCAGCGCTATGTGCGCTCCGCGGCTGTGGTCGGTGATCTTAAAACCTATGATGTCGGCAACCTTGTTGTTGCTACACAAAACACACCTGCTACTGCCACTACTCTTGGTGAACTTTATGTTCAGTACACAGTGCGTCTCTATACACCGCAGATCACTACGGGTTCTTCATCGTACAACTCATCTGCAACCGAAGCAGCCTCGCAATGGTCTTCTATTAAGATCCCTGCAGGAACTGCTCTCCCGTCACTCATTGGTGAGTATAGAGGATCAGGACCTAGCCCGCTCGCTTGGCTCGACCCAAGCAATGCAGCTGCTAGAATCACAATGTTCTTAAATCTCAACAATTTGCAGAACTTCCTGTTGTCCATTAGAACTTCTTCAAGCAATTGGCCAGCAGGAGGCGACCCACTCAGGATGTTTAACAACATCCGATGGGACGGTGACAACACCTTACCAACGCTCACCGGATCAGCCAAAGTGTTGACCAAAGGATTTACTGAACGCAGTGTTACAGGTGAATTTGTGCGCACCTACCTGGTACAACCCAAGTCAGGTGCTCAAAACGGGTCCTACGGAGGGG